GAGATTTTTCTTCTGTAGCTTTTAATACATGAGATAATTCAGCTATAGATTCAGACTTAATTATATTACCAAGATCATAAATAGAAGCACCAGTTGTATTGTTATTTACAGCCAACTGTTTAAGTTGTTCAATAATAGCTCTAGAATTTGTTCTAGTGGTACAGAATATATTAAGATCTCTCATTAAAAGATCTGTTCCATTCATTTGAAAGTTAACTTTTTCATCAGCCCCTGTTATATACTGTAAACGTACACTAGGTTTTTTAGAATGATAATACTGAGCTAGGTCAGTTCTCATTTGGTGTACCCTAGGCATTAAGTTATCACTATGCTGTATAAAATACTGTTCAGTTTGAGCATAACTAGCATTCATAGCTTGTTCTACACCAGTGGCAGTTTGTTGTTGAGCAATCTGCTGACCCATACGTTGTTGGTTAAGACCAATCACTTCAAAAGCTTGGTTCTTAAAGTATGTAGCTAAATTAATACGGGAAAGTAAACGGTTAGTTTGTTCTAAGTTTAAAACTTGGTAGTGTTGGAAACTTAATGCATTTTCAGTGTTAGTGATGGTGGTGTCTAACGGTAGCATTTGGAAGTTCTTCATAGCTACATAAGCTTTATGTAAGTTATTCTTACCCCAGTCTTCTCCCATAGAATGACGAGGAAGAGCATTTTGGTCAAACAAAATAACTGTACCAAGTTCATCAACTAATATATCAGCAATTTGGTTGTTAACTATATTGTAGCCAATTTGGAAAGGCTTCATTAAATCAACTAAAGAAATACTTCTTGTATTTCTATCACTAAAAATAGCTCCTTCTACAGGAAGTTTACAACCATAAACAGTGTTATCTCCTTTAAATTGAAAAGGAATTCTACCTGGTTTACCCCCATTTAATCCTAAATAAATAGGATTTATACCTCCTGGGTTATTCTGTCCCCAGAATGCTGGTCTATTAGGTCCTATTTTAATACCACCCCAAGTTTCATTAATCCAAATCCAATCTATATGCTCCCCAAATATTAAATTATCTTTTGTTTTGTCTTTATAAACTGTAGTGTTGTATAAAGGTTTATCCGTCACTTTATATTTTTCTCCTATAATATCCTGAATTAATTCTCCTTCTTCAGTTATTTTTGTTAAATGACCCACCTTACGCTGAGACTTCCAATAAACCTGAGTCACTCTTAAAAGATGTCCTTTACCAAAGTCTATAGTGTCTTCTGAGTCAGATAGGATCCACTGAAGAATATCTCCTGTACCAAACTTAGCATCATATATAGAAGTAAATTGTCTATACTGAAGACTTGGCATTTGAGTGTTCCACTCATGTGTACGTGTGGGATCATAATATGTACCATCATTTTGGTAGCCTTGTACAGCATAACCAGCTGATCTAACAGGATAGATGACCTCTAAAGCCTCTAATTGTTTTTGAGTCATCATCCAACCATACTTATCTATAATGTCAGATACACTCATCATATCCATTTTACCAACCCAGTTTCCTTGTGATACATAACGTACATCAGGAGACTTATGGTAAAATGTTAATAAAGGATTCCATAATTCCACTTCATAATCATCTTCACCCATCTTAAAATGCCAAAACTCACGGTCAGCTATAAGCATATCTCTAAAGCCCATTTCTTCCAGTTCTTGCATTTTAAATCTTTCATTGTCCACTTTCATTTGGTGTGTGGCCCACTCTTCTATCATAGATCTATAGTCTTTCTTAAAAAAATCTTCAATTTCTGGAAGAGTTTTTATATTACTAACATCCATCATCTGTTTAGACTCGTCAGATTCAAAATCTCCACCTTGAGCTAAAATTTGATTCATCATTTTCATCTGAGCTTGTTGTACTAAAACATTCTCTATCATAGCACGTTTCTCTTCCAACATCTCATTATATGAAATATCGTCTATAGCCCTAAACATAACCTTTGAGCTTCTTTTAGAAAACTCATTACATAAAACATTAATTACATTTGGAATAATAGGGTAGAATTTTAACTCTAATGCCGACTCATCTTCTTTTGTTAATGTATCAATAAGATCAGCCATCTCATTATCTTCCTCAACTATATAATCAGTTTTATCAATAATACCTTTAGCAAGCTTGTAGTTTTTCATTAATCTCCTAGAATTTCTTCTAAGCTGTTTCATAGCTTGCCACTCTAGCCAATCTAAATTCCAAGCTCTCCATTCCTCATCTTTCTCAGATTCTGGTAAAAATTGAATTGGTTGGGTAAGAGTACCCATTTTATTATAGTCTGATTTTTTACCAGCTTTGAGGTCTAAAGCATTATATACTTGCATGTTAAATAATATTTTTATTAAAAAGAAGTGCCGCTACTTGTAGGGAGTTGAAATGTGTAATCATTTGTTTTGATATAAGTATCACCCACAAATAAAGGGTAGTTTTTTATCCAATCTTGATAAACTGTATCTGTAGTAACAAACTTTAAAGGAGTTGTTTCTTGTTTTTGTGTCTCAATATTCTCATCATTCTCTAGTAAAACCAAAGCTTCAGCTTTAGAAATGAGATTGTCTTTAATAAGTCTAGATAAAATTTCTATCTTTTTATGATGTAAATCTTGATTTATCATACTCATCTAAAATTTTTAAATGCATTTCTTTTTGGGGCAGTCATACCACCATGTTTAGAAATAGTTGAAGCCCCAATATGTCTAAAAGGGCTATAGTTTAATTTACTAAATTTTTTTGATTTATCCAAGTTTTGTTTTACAGCCTCGACCCGTCTAACTAAACCCCTATTAGATTGTTGTATTTTAGCAAATGCTATTAAAGCACAAAATGCAACTAACCTATCCACGTTTAAACCATCTTGGTAAGCATCCATTTCTTTTAAAAGCATAGGGTCTGGGATTCTCTCTACACCATATATAGTTTTTACTATCTCTCCATCAGCTTTAGTTTCATGGTCTAACTCCTCTTTTAAAAACTCTATACCATAGGATAAAACTGTACCTTTAAATAATGTGCCCACATTTTTCCAACCATATTCTTGGAATACGTTTCTATTAGCTCCAATATCCTTTAAAAACAAAATCATGTCTTTTGGGACTAAATAGCGTTGTTTCTTTTTAGAAATCATGTATTGTATAAATAAAGCTACGTTGTTTTCTACAACAGTCCATGCATTATACCACTCTATTAAAATCTCTAAACGTTCATGTGTTTTATTAAGATCATCAAAACGTCCACACCAAGATGCCACTATTTTGTCTCTTTCTATAACACTTTTCACTTTACCATCACCATCATCAATAATAACCTCAACAGGATTTTTGTAAATATAGATTGAACATAATGATTCAGATGTAGTGGTTTTACCTTCACCCACTGGATCCACGGAAGCATAATACATACCAAAAGGTGGATCTTTATGAGGTCTTTCATAAATACATAAAACCCCTTCTTTATCCTCAGTTTTTCTAGAAATAGGGAATTCCATAATAGGAATTTTTCTAGATGGTTTATCTACAATTTGCCCATTAGAATCTCTGGAAAGTTCTAAATACTCTACAGGATATTCTTTATCCTGTATACGTTGCATTTGTTTTGATAATAAATGTTTTGGAAAAATGGAAAGCTTCCTTGTAGCAAAAGCCTCTTCTATATTTCTAGGAGACTGTGAAATAGTTAACTGATAGGCGGCAGGTTCTAAGTCTTTTTTTAGTTTTTCAAACTCTTTCTCAAGAGCTTCTAAAGCTTCTTCCACTTTAGAATTACCATATTTATCTATGTAAGGAGGCATACTCCATTGTTCTGGAATAAACAATCCTGTTACACCAATAGTTCCTTTAGAGTCTAATAAATTAGAAGTGACACCATAAAATCCATTTTCTTCAGGTCTTTCTATATAAAGTTTTAAAGGTTCACATTGATCAAGATCACCCACTGATCCAGCAGCTATAAACTGACCAGTGATCATATGACCAGATTTTAAGGCTGGTTTCATAAATCCATATGTGTCATCCATCTTAGGAGCAATACCAGCTTCCTCGTGAAAGAAATAAGTTACTGGACCACCGACCCCATTAGTTGGGTTTTTCTCAAATGAATAAGCATTAATAGTTCCTTTTAAACCTTTATAAGTGTCTCTACCATTTATCCTCACTTTAATCTGTTGCTGCCAAGATCCCACTTTATCAGGTTCTGATGGACGATACCATGCTGTATGTTGGTTTAAAAAATTACGGTATTCATCTAAAAATTTCCAAGAACCTTTTTCATTAATATAATCTTTAAGGCTAGCTCCTAGTTTTAAAACAGCTCCTTCTTCAAATACCCAATGGTTTATAAACTTAGCCATATGGTAATAAGAAGATGCAATCTGACGTTTCTTTAAAACAACTGCATGTTTATAATGAAGCTCAGCTAAAAGCTCATAAAGAGCCATATGATACTGAGCATCTCTCACTTTAGCAAAATCAAACTTTTTTTCTTCTTTATCATAAATAGGAAGAAAGTTTAACCACATATAATATTCTCTTGTAATATACCAGGTTTTATCTCCACTCTTAACAATTATACCATTCCTACATTTATGTTTTTGTAAATCCCAATAATGTATAAAATCTTTTGTTTTAAAAGGAGCTGAGCAATAATAACCTTGTTTTTGAAACTTCCTACCCTCTTCATTAAACACTAAAGAATTCTCATCAAAATCATATTTACCTGGCTCAATAAATAAAGGGATTAAAAAATCCCTAAATTCTTCACGAGTTTGAAACACAGTGGTGCTCCAAGTATTATTTTCATATGTATATATTTCTTTATAATTACTCATCCTGTTTAATCTTATCTAAAAAATTGGCATCGGTTGCCACTTTATTTATTAGTTCTGTTAATACTTCAATTCTAGAAGAACTAATAACACCTTTTACTTTTGGTTTATTCCAATAATCATTTATTAATTCTCTAGGAATAGCATTCCAAAGGTTTGTATACTCGTTAAAATGAAATACATAATCATGTATACTTCTTGCCATATTTATTGTTTTTTCTTTATAAGGACAATTAAAACATCCATTACCACAACAATATCCTCTATTTAATAAAAATTCTCTACTTAATGGTTTATTTGCCATACTCAAAATCTAATATTTTTCCCACAAGATCACTTCTATGGTTTTCTTTTAATTTAACCCATTGAATTTCTTGTATTTTTTTAGAAAGCTCTATTACATAACTAAGACCATTAAAACTTTCTTTAATGTCTTTTTGCTCATTATCTCCATTAATAATAATCTTACCAGTTTTACCAAGTCTAGTTAACAAAGCTAAGATTTCATGTTTAGTTAAATTCTGTGCCTCCTCTATAACTAAAACATCATCTATAGTTTTACCACGTATAAACTGTACAGGAGAAGCTATTATCTTTTGGTCAATGACTAGCTGCTCCACTCTAGTTTTATCATAACATTTTACTAAGTTTTCAATAAATGCTTCTAGATAGGGGTTAAATTTTTCAGAAAGGCCCCCTGGTAAAAATCCTAAAGATGTTCCCACCTCCACAGCAGCTCTTGTAACAAAGACTTTTTCACATTCTTTTTTAAAGAGAAAATCTAACGCCACTTGAGCAGACA